TCTGGAGGAAATTTTCTACTATCACAATTTCCCATTTTATTTTAAATTATAATTTAAAATAAAGATGATAAGAGAAAAAATTTATATAGGTATAATAGTAATATTATTATTGGTATTGATAGTCTTTGTCATCCTAACACAAGAGGAGAGAAAGGATTTGATAGAAGTTTCACAGTGTTCTAAGCCTAAAGGTGAATATGCCGTTGATGCTGGTTTTCAATCTACAGATTCTATTTCCACGTGCGGGTCCGATGGTGTCTCTATATGTACCTTTCCGGTTTCAACCCTCCAAGACGCATTTAATATTTGTAATTCCAATGCTACCAAGTGTACCAGATTCATGTATGATGAACAAGTGAAAACTATGACTTTCATCGGAGACACACCATCGATGAGACAAAATCCTACCACGAGCATATATATACGTCAAGGAGGGGTTATAAATACCTAAGAACACTGATTTGTGAGAAAGAACATATTTTGCGTTTGGTTACATTGGGAGAACCTCTCAATGTCCGTTGGACCGTTTACTCTTATAGGGAGAGTTTCATTTACAATTAAGCCCTTTTCATTATTTAACGAGGAAAATTTGAACAAGTACGTATTATTGAGTTCTATATTTTGACTTGTTTCGATTATTTTGGTCTCTACAGAGTTATTGTATCCTGTAAACATGTTAACAATCGCGTAGAAATTTCTGTTTATTCTATCGGGCTGATAGAATATGCGCTGAATCTGGGGATTGAAATTGTCTCCTACTACCAAATCTTGAAGGTCTTCGATCCAATATGGGTATTCTAAATAGGGTTCTAAAGCAGTACCATAGTTTTCCAAATTAGATGACGGAGAGAAGCTAAAAGCTACATAGTTAGATGTTGAAATCGTCGGCACCAGCGGAACGTTTGTTGTCGTTGTTAATTCCCCATCTAATTCTAAATACATTCTTGAACCGGTTTTGTACATGGTTTTCACATTTACACCTCCAATGGTTAGAGTGTTGTTACTGAATGCATATATAGAATTGATATCTGAAGGGTTCGATACAAGGTAAAGATAGGGGATTGTTGTTGTTTGATTTGGAAGCGTTTCAGTGGAAGATAAAGAAGATATGATGGGATTCAAAAAACATCCAATTTGGTTTTTACTGGAATCAGTAGGGTCACAATTAGAAGGTGGCGTGGTTCCCTCAAACAAAGACTTGAAATAACCTTTATCACCCTGACTATAACTTCTAATTTTGTGTCTTACACCTAAAACGGGTGTTTCGAACTCGGTTGGGTTATGAACACAGACGATATCGAGTTCACTGTCATTTACATTTAATAAATCAAAATTACAATCTTGTAGATTATCTAGTGTTTCTGAGAAATATGGAAGGTCGTAAGTTGTTGTAGTTGGTGTAACAGAATCAAAATTGACTATTTTTGTGACTATATAATTTTTAGATTGTGGGGTGGAAGAAACATCCAAATTCACGAAAAATGGTTCGGTGGCGTTTTGAGAACTCGTAATCAACAGGTCGCCATTGTATATTTGTATTGATGTTATGGTACCTGTTACAGATGGTACTGATATAACCTTTTCCGTAGGGTAAATTTGAAACAAATTTAGATTACTATTGCTCACAGAATAGGTATATAATGTTTGGTATATATTATCGAATGTAAACTTTGACTGAAAATTGGATTTCGATGGGATACTGAGAACTGTGTTTACAGGGTTTTTTCCGGTAGGTTGAGCTATCTCATAAAGAACACATGTGGTTGGTGATGACGTTTTATAGGCAAAGGCATAAGTAATCAAAGTAGGGTCATATTTCGAACTAACAATCAAAGTATAGTCACTGGCATAGCCTTGAACATCAATATCTGTTAGAAGGACTAAGTTGTTGTTTATATTTGATTTGTTGAACGAATTTCCTGTCTCTCCTTTCGGTACTTGTGTATCCGTGTCCATGATGCTATTGTAAAAGGATAGATATACTTTCTTACCGCAATTTCCAGAGAGACAATTTTCATTACTAACACAATAACCACCTGTTACACTTAAACAAGTACCATCAGAACAAGAAAAGGTGGGCGGACAAACATACGCATTATTACACTGAAGAACATCAAATCTAGAGTCACAAAAGTATCCTCCTTCAAACTCTGTGCATACATATGGCTGTCTACAATTGTTATTGTACAAGTCGCAAGATTTGAACTTGTTGTGGACAGGATATGCGCAAATACCAGTATATGAAGAGTTGAGATAGTTGGGATTGTTTCTCATAGTTTCTGTCAATGCATCGTCCAACAAACATTCTGTTTGGTATGTAATCCCTTCGTATACTATTGAAGTCTTATCGCAAGGCAATGGATCAAAGATTTGGGATTTGCCGTTTACAATGCCTGTTCTGGAGAATTGACATACACTTCCTGGTCCACTTTGAACGTTTTGTAATTCACAAAACCCGTTATTTGGACTAACAGCAATACTGTTATCGTAAAGACTAATGCAAGGATTACCAGTATAATTTGTCAGGTCATATTTACTGTCTGTAGAAATATTGGCGCTTGGCGGTAGTTTGGTAACACAGACACCTTTATTTTCATTTAACAAATCCGTATTTTGTGGATAGCCAAACATAACTTGTAAAGGGGTTTTAGAAGAGTTGTATGATTCCAAATGGTCTGGTGTTGGCGTAACTGTAAAACTGCCGTCAGCGTTTACCTTCTCAAGGACATATGGTCGAGCGTCGTTTACATTACCATCTGTCGTTCCGTTTGTATTGATGTTAAATCTCACTTGAGTAGTACCTTCTAATACATTTTCCAAAGGCTGGAGTTTGAAAGTACTATCGTTATCATATAAAACAAAATTACCTTTGTCCCAATAACAGAATGATAATATTTGTAGCGCGGGTAACATTCCAAAAACTATTTTTGTGAAGGTGGGTTTTGTGATTTGAGAATTGATAGCACTATATGACACTGGATTGCCTAGTTTGTATTGGTTCTGATTGAGTTGTATGTTGTTATTTGGAAATTGTAAAAATTCAGCAATAGCTGGTTGTAACTTGCTATCAGAGAGAGTCACCATATTGTTGTTAAATTGTTCTCTTATGTAATAAGGTCCATAACTCAATGATGTTCTGGAGACATCTGATAAAATAAAATTCACCTCAGTCCCTACTTCGAACGAATTCACAGTTAATAGAGAATTATCAAAATCTATTTCTATTATACAGATATTGGATAAAACGAGTTGGGCTGAACCATTGTTTCCATCTGATACTGTGATTGTTGCTTCTGTAAAACCATCTCCCTCTGAAATGACATTGTAATTCAGTATTTCACCGGAATCAGTAACATTGGTAATGTCTATAATAGCATTTGTGCCACCTGGATTAGGATTGGTTATCGTCTGGAATCCTACCAAAAAACCGGTACTGTTTAAGATTTTGAGACTGAAAGAATTCAACCCAAAGCCATCTGTAGTATTAGCTTCTATTACACCCTTGTCAGCAATATAATATGTAGGAGGGGTCAGTGTTCCATTGGGGTTTGTTGAAGTTTTAAAACTTCCTCTATAACAGATTGTACCGCCTTCCAATTGAGCGCAATCAGAATCTGCGGTACATCCTTGGTCCTTGGGAGATAAATTATACTTACATAATGGTTTTTCCAATGAAGTATCACAAATGTGATTGTATTCAAATTCTCCATTCAAACTCGTTATTACATTATTATCAAAAGTATTAGAATTACACAATTGTAATGTTACCGGGTTGCCCACTGTGTCGATAATGTCATTCGGGCACTCGCCGTTGACCAATTCGTAGCAAACACCTGTTGCTGTGTTTTTACAAGGTCCTGAACTATTAATACAATGCGTACAAGTTGATTCACCGATACAGTCAGAATCGTAAGTACAGGGGAGATTAATGGTCTCGGATAAATTTTCACATATGTTATTAATACACCCTTGTGCTGATGGTACACAATCGTAGATGGTATCACAATAACTGCCTATATTTGATAAACATACACCAGTATTGGTTCCATCACCATTACCCAGATACATTCCAGTAACACACGTTAGTCCAAATGAACTATTACATATTGGGTTAGATGGATTGTTTTGAGAAATTTCCAGGTTGGCTACACAAGGTTGATGAATACTTGCTAAAGCGGTTAGATTTACGTTATCTTCACTAACCCCTTCAATCGTTCTTGAGTTAATAATATTTACTTCTTGTACTACTTCATACCAGCGATACATAAAATATCCTATTGATGCTACAAGAAGTAAGAAAATTGACATTGCAATATAGTATTCTATCATTTTTTTAATTAATAAAATAGTTATGGAAAATGTAAAAAGCGTATATAATGGGTGGAGAGAGGCGTTTTACATATTGTTATTCGCGTTTATAGTAGGTATTGCCTTTATTTTATATCTTTTGATAGATCATAAACTTTAAAAATGACATTTTTAATTTTTTTTTAAAATATAAATGATGAACATTATGGATTTTTCTAAAGGTTTGAACTTGCCAAAGGAAGTGCTGGATTCTCTTACCAAGGAGAGAACAAACGAAGAACTCGAGGTCTATGCAAAAACATTACCTCAATTACTTTATCCAGATACTTATAAATTAGCAGGCAGGCTATATATCTACCTTAACATCAAAACTGCTCCCAAAACTATGAAAGAGTATGCTAACATTCTTGGTGTTATTCTACAACCCTATATGAAAAAGTTTATCAATGACAATCATGAATCTCTTGACAAGTTACTTAAAGATACCTATGAAAGTAATTTCGATTACGACATCATGTCAGCTTCGGCGTGTGTCAATTATCTGCTTCGTTTGAGTCCCGAAGAAGAATCTATCGAAACGCCTTGTCATATGTATTTAAGACAAGCTATTCAGTTCTACCACGAAGATGGTATAGAATCTGTTGAAAAATGTTATAGAGAGTTTATAGATAAGAAATATGTTCACGCCTCTCCTACAATGTTCAATGCAGGAACACGGAAGAATCAAATGTCTTCCTGTTTTTTGTTGACTATCGGTGATAATTTAGAATCTCTGCTTTATACTGGTGTTGGTGACGTGGGAATGATTTCAAAGGCACAAGGAGGTATTGGTTTGTCTTTGAATGCTATCAGGCATTCTTCTATCGGCAATACTGGTAACTCATCTGGCGTGCTTCCTTTTGCCAAAATTTACGACGCAGCCATTGCGTGTGTTGACCAAGGCGGAAAGAGAAATGGAGCCATGACCATTACTCTAATTGACTGGCATATTGACTTTCTTGAGTTTATTCAATGTAGAGACAATTACACACAGAATGGCATCAGATTGAAACAAGCAAACATTTGTGCTTATCTGTCATCAGAATTCATGAGACGTGTAAGAAACAATGAAAAATGGACATTGTTTTGCCCTTCCAGAGCAGTTATGGATATTGATGGTAAAGAAGTTAAGTTACTGGGTCAGCATTCACACAACTTTGATAAGTACTATTCTCTATTTGAGGCAGAGGCAAAACGAAGGGAGGAGGAATATAAAAACATAGATACATATGTTCAGACTCTCGAAAAGTCTGTTAACTCAGGACTCGTTACAAAAGAACAGACTGATGAATATCATGCTATGGTGATGAAAAGAACAGAGATGAGAAAACATCTTATTGTGAATAAAGTTGTTGATGCTGTAGATGTATATGATAAACTTTGCGATATGCATATCAAGTCATCTATGCCATACATCGTATATCGCGATACTGTTAACTACAAGAACAATATGAAAAATCTTGGAACTGTAGAAGGTCTAAATCTTTGTTTGGAAATTACAGAGCCTTCTACGCCTGATGCTATAGCATCTTGTAATCTTGCTCATGTAAACCTTAAACGATTTGTATTACAAGAATACAATGATGGAAAAGATCTCAAAGATTGTTACAATTTCACAGAACTCGGAGATGCGTGCCGTTCTCTTGTCAGAAATCTCAACAAAGTTATTGACTTTAACAGGTATCCATTGGACAGGTTTGACAAAGAAGGTAATGTTACTGAACGCGGAAAGATTAGCTTACCTAACTTGGCTAACCGTCCTCTTGGTATTGGGGTTTCTGGTCTTGCTGAAGTCTTTGCTAATCTTGACATCTCTTATGACTCTGACGAGGCTTACACGGTCAATAAGATGATTTTCGCTTGTATGTATTACAATTGTCTTTACGAATCCCTTATCATTTCGAAAGATAACGAAAGTAAAACTGGGTGGAAGGAACCTGGATTTTATAAATCTTTCCAAGACGATTCGTTCGAGTCGTTCCAAGATGGTAAATGGTCTTCGCACGTTGGATGTCCGTTGAATAACGGATTCTTTCAATTTGACATGTGGAAACAAGAGGCTGATTATCTTCGCAGTATCGGTGGTTTAGATGAAAAAATATACAATTCAGAAGATGATATACCAATAGAACCAATAGAATGGGGACAAGAAGGGTCTTGGGATAAATTGAAACGGGGTATTCTAAGATACGGTGTTTATAACTCTATGTTCTTGGCACCAATGCCTACAGCTTCATCGGCGCAAATGCTCAACAACGCAGAAACTACTGAAGCGCATCAAACTTTATTGTATTCGCGGAAACTTGCTCATGGAAACTACACTGCTTTCTCAGAACCATTTATCAAAGATATGGTAAAATACGGTCTTTGGTCCCAGGAAATCATTGATTTCATTATGTTGTGTAATGGTACTATCAAAGATATCGATAAGTTCTTTGAAGAATATAGTAGTGTTTATGAGTGGCACGAAACAGGAAAGCACGGAGACGTTCAATATATGATAGACAACGAGCTCACGGAGGAATTCAGGGAACTGGTAAAAGGTCTTCAACAAAAACACAGAGGTATGTATGAAATCTCTCAAAAGGTGTGTATGAAGATGGCACGTCAGCGTGGTATCTATATCGACCAATCCCAGTCACTCAACATTTATCTTCCCGAACCTAATATGAGGCAAGTTAAGGCAATTCATGACTATTCTGAACGTCTTCGATTGAAAACAGGTATGTATTATTTGAGAGCAAATCCATCCTCTCAAACTGATAGATTTACAACTTCTATAGACATCCAGCAGTTTCATACCAAACTTTATGGAGAGAAAAAAGAAGAATTACCTGCCCCTGTACCAAAACTAAAGAAACCCAAGGTGGTTTGTACTGATGAAATATGTTATATGTGTCAATAATTATATCAAAATTAATGATATAATTGTGAATTGTTTAAAATAACAAAGTTATAAAATGACTTTTTGGTTATATGATCCTAAATCGTTTAAAGATTCCGCTTTGTTTCCAACTGGAGGAATTGGAAATTTTCTCAATACTCTCACTTTACTTCTTGTTGGCGTTGTAACAACCATGAAACTGAAATTTGAGGACATGGCTGATAACATGTCACTTATCAAGTATGGTACACTTGCCTTGGTGGTAATTTTGGGTACAGGTTTACTTTTTTGTGACAAAAACGAAAGTACTTCCCAAGAAACCACATCTTATAACTTTGACTTGAGTTTTGATTAATTTTTTTTATATATAAAAATGATTATCGGGCCGTCCTTAGTTATCGTTGTGTTTTGTAATCTCTTAGTAGCGTCTTTGATAACAAGCGTTGCTTCTAATATAAATCATACTTACTTTCATGATAAAAAGGCAAAAGATTTTGCCATATCTGCCTCGTCTGTAGGTTTTGGTGGAATAGGCCTTCTTATAGGATTTCTCTTATTCCACAAGTTTTACATGAATATTAACAGAGTATACCTATACTCGTTGTTGTGGATGTGGGTTATCTTGGTAGCTCTTTCAGCATTGACATACCTTACATATGATAAGTTGTTATCTTCTTATCACTACCCTGTTGGTGCTGTCAATACTATCAATAAAACGGAGAAACGTTTAGCATTTTCAGCGTTTTGCTTGTCTTTAGTGGGTATTTCTGTGGGCCTAACTTATGTTATCACAACCGGAATACACGAAGGGTATTTTGATAATTTAACTGGAAATATCTTCAATGTTAAAAGTTTTTTCCAGCAATCCAAGAATGCTGGTAAAACCATTGACATAGAGCTCAATGAACTTATTTCCGATCTGAATGACACTAAATTTTAAACAATAATGTTATAAAATGGTAAAAAAAGCTAATCATAAATTTGATACTATCAATAAGATTTGCACGTTGTTTAGTATACAAGGGGAATGTAAAACAGAAGAAGACATCGTTCAACACATAAGTATAGGCGACAAAGAACATGAACTTATAGTGATAAAACTATTTGTTGATAAAGTTTTAGTTAACAAGTATTTTTCTGTTAACTTAGAGAATTATAAATTATGTAAAGAGGAAGTGAAGAAATTATTCAATTAATTTACAAGATTGTAAATTAATTTAGAATTTTCGGGATATTGAACCCACTACGTAGATTACCGAGAAAGAGATGAGAAGGAAGTATACAGCCATGCTATATGGATCCTTGTAAGCTTCTGTGTTTAATTCTCTCTTATCGAAACTTTCAAACAATATCCACAAAGCGGTAACAAACGATATCACTCCTGCTAATCCGAAGATGTGGATGACACCAAATGTGCTAATTCCCATATAATGTGAAACAATAGGAATAACTGTTATCGCCGCCGTGATAACAATCAAAGCAAAAATCGCTTTTCCTGTGTTGGGTTCCGCGCTCTTTGTTAGACTGTTGTAGGAAGCCAATACAACTATGATGAAATAAAAATATAGGAAACTAACTGTTAGTATCACAACTTTTTCCAAAGTATCTAATTTATTCCAAACTTTATCCATATATTGAAGTTCTTGTTCTACTGTTTTAATACCTTTAGTCATTTTTATTTATTGAAAAAAAAATCTATATCATTAATTGTTCTCTTTAAAGCATTATCAGATATTTTATTTTTCTTGCTAAAACTTTTCAAAACAATACCATTTACCTCAGCGTACTTCTTAACTATAGCGTATGAAACATACTCTGGTCTCGAGGAATACAAAATGTCCTTTTCTTCTAATATTTCTCTGGTAATGCGTTTGATATCTTCACAATGAGTAGAAATTTCATTATTCTTACAGATTGAATCTATAAACGACACTGGAGAGATAATTACAACAGATGGATATTTGTTATCTTCAGAAACACTTGATTTTGTCAAAGATGTTCCAGAAGAGACTTTTAAACACCAGTTTACATCTTTTCGATTAAGGTTAAGTTTTTCTGCCAAATCATGAGGCTTGAAATCAATACCTAATTCTAAATAAGCATTGTATAACACAATAAATGTATTTTTGGAATCATTTCTTATTTTCTTTCCATTTTCTTCTTGTTTAGTTTCAATATTCAATCTGGCTCTGTTGATAACGTCTTGAGGTATTCCTTCAATAGTGTCTAATATGGAGACCTTGGTAGTATTCATCTTGGTGTAGTTCTTGCTATATTCTGTGGAGAAATCATATCCTTCTCCAACAATGAGTCCACAGTTTTCACATACTCCTTCAACGATATCATCATGAATACAATCGTCTAGGTCATCCATTTCTTTAAACATATGTTTAAAGAAATTCATTTTAATTATTCTTCTAGTTCCGGTTCCAGTAAAAATTGCGATATTTCTTCCATTCTTTGGTTTCTATTACCGCGACGGTTCTGGAATAGTGAAGGTGGAGCTACGTTTGCTGGAGTAGCTGGAGTAGCTGGAGTAGCTGGAGTAGCTGGAGTAGCTGGAGTAGCTGGAGTAGCTGGAGTAGCTGG